AACTACGAGACGACGGACATCATGGGCGTCCTTCGCGGGCGCCAGGTGGAGATCGGCGAGAAGGTCCAGTACTACCGCTTCTCCCACGCCGACAGCACGGGGGATGACCTGTACGACGAGGGGACCGGCGTGGGGAAGGTCTTCCACGGCCCCTACCGGATTCCGGCCCTGCACGTCGTCCACAACCAGGGCCCGGCACAGGACACGACGCAGGGTCTGTACACGGTCGACAACGTGCACATCACGTGCTCTTTCGACTCCCTGCGCAAGATGGGATTCGCGGACCAGGACATCGATCACGAGGTGTATCTGACCGACCGGGTTGTCTATGACGACTCGGTATTCCGCGTCACCTCGATTTCCGTCCTCGGGCAGATTCAGGACCGGGACATCATCGTCAGCCTGGAATGCGTCCAGCTGAAGCCCGACGAGCTGGTGAACGACACACAGTTTGCCCGCTGGTCCCAGCGCGCCTGAACATTCGCGACTATAAACTTGCGCGGCCTTCTTGAGATCCTGGTTGGGCTGGACCCCTCCGCCTATTCAAATCCCTAGCGAGGCCCGCTTCATGCCCGACGCCATACTCCCCGACATCGTTCGCACTTGTGGCACGTGCGACGTCGAGAAGGCGATCTCTGAGTTCCGCACCCTCAAGAAGGGGAAGCGGGGAAGGGTCTACTACTCGACGCTGCACACGTGTCGAGCGTGTGAGCGGTTGGTAAGTAGAAAGTACTACGCGGCGAACAAGGATAAGTGGGCAGACAGCTACAGCCACATCTATCAGGTGGCGCGGTACGGAATCACTCCCGACGATTACGCGACAATGCTGGAACTCCAGGACGGTCGGTGTGCTGTCTGCAAACGCGTTCAAGAGGGTCAGCGCCTTGCTGTGGACCACGATCACGTCACTGGAAAGGTGCGAGGTCTCCTCTGCAACCAGTGCAATCGCGGGATCGGTCTCCTAGGAGACAGTCCGGAACTGCTCCTGTCTGCCGTGAACTACCTCCGCAAGGCAGGTGAGTCAGATTCCCTGGCTGATCAATGAGGACCGCGCCATCAAGGCGAAATTCAAGGACCTCACCGTCACCGATGCCAACGCGCCCGACGGGCGACCCGTCGCGGTGCGATATCGCCTGCCGGAATCAGAACTGTCCAAGCAGACCTTCCCGATGGTCATCATCGAGCACGCGGGAATCGAGAAGGCGGACGACCGCGAGCACAGAGGCACGATCCTGCTGCCCTACGCGCCGGAGGGCGCTGAGGGTTGGTGGAACCCCGGAGACACCCAATGGGACGTAACGAAGTCCCCGTACGCCGTGGAGTTCCCCATCCCCTACGACCTCCGGTACAGGGTGCTGGTCTTCGCACGCGAGGCCTGGCACGACATTTCTCTGGCCTCTGTGCTCGCTCAGCCTGACCGCATTCCGGCCCGTTTCGGTTTTCTGGAGATTCCCGAGGACAGGACTGTGCGTCGGCTCGACCTTCTCGGTGGTCCAGAACTCATCGACACACGCGACGAGGACGGTAAGCGGCTATTTCGTCGAGAATATCTGATCTCCGTTTCCAGCGAAATGCCCCCGGCCGTGGCCACAAAGTACGCGGAAGCGCAGAGTGTCAACCTCGACTTCGAGTACTACCAGGACGACGTAATCGCGCCATGAAGACGGATCAGAAATTCGTAGCCCCAGGAATTCAAACCCAGTAGGAGATCACGCATGACTGTCTACAAGAGGCCGGGCGTCTACATCGAGGAAACGCTGGCTCCGCTCGCGCAGACGGCGATAACCCCCGGTGACTCGATCGCGGCGTTCGTCGGCACCAGCAAGCAGGGAGGCAGCCTCGCCCCCACGCTGGTGACCTCCTTTGCCCAGTACGTCGCCACGTACGGCGGTTTCGGGGACACCTCTGAACTGCTTCCGTTCGCCGTGTACCAGTACTTCAACAACGGCGGAAGCGCCGCCTACATCGTCCGGGCCGCAGCCTCTGATGCCGTCGCTGCGTCCGTGACCCTGGATGACACCGAGGCGACCCCGAAGGCCACCCTCAAGGTCACCGCGATCTCTCCGGGTGCCTGGGGCAACGACGTTCACGTCGACATTATCGCCAGCACCTCCGGCCTTGGCCGGTTCGACCTCATGGTCTACGTCGGTGGGAGCACCCCGGCGTTCATCAAGGAGAGGTTCAACGACGTCTCCCTCGACCCATCCGACAGCCGCAACGCCACGGCGCTCATCAACTCCCCGGTCACCGGCTCCTCGTTCATCAAGGTCCAGTCCCTGCTCACCTCGGCCTGGGATGCCACTCACGCACCTGCGGTCCAGGTTGGCACGGCGCTCTCCGGGGGTCTCGACGGTACCGCGCCGGTCGACCTCGTGGCAGCCACCCAGCGTCTGGAGGTCATCGAGGACAACCTGGTCGTCAACCTGCCGGGTGTCACCGACGCGACCGCGCTGAACTCGGTCATCGACTGGTGCGAGGACAGCGGCCACGCCTTCCTCGTCATCGACGGCGTGAATGCCAACAGCGCTGACACCGCGCACTCCTACGCGCTGGCCCTTACCGGCATGGCGACGGGCGGAAGCGCCATCAAGGCATCGTCCTACGCGGCCGTCTACGGGCCGTGGCTGATCGTGAACGACCCGGCCACCCTCACCAACGGTTCCGCCCGTCTGCTGCCGCCTGGTGGCGCCGTGCTGGGCCAGTACTCACGCACCGACGCGACCCGTGGCGTACAGAAGCCCCCGGCCGGTATCGACACCGTCCTGCGGGGTGTTCTGGACGTCCAGTTCAGGTTCTCCAACGACGACCAGGATGCGCTCAACGTCGCGGGCATCAACGTCATCAAGTCTCTCCCCGGCACCGGCTTCGTCATCTACGGCGCGCGCACCCTGAACGCGGGCATGCCCGACCGGTACGTGTCCATCCGGCGGTCGCTGATGCTGATCAAGAAGGGACTCCTCGACGCGACGCGGTTCGCCGTCTTCGAGCCCAACGATGCAGTCCTGTGGGACCAGGTCAGCGCGGTCGTCTCGCAGTACCTGCTGACCCTGATGCAGATCGGTGTCCTGTCCGGGTCCACCCCGGAGCATGCGTTCTTCGTGGTCTGCAACGAGACGAACAACACCCCAGCGTCCGTGCAGAACGGTGCTGTCAATGTGCAGGTCGGCGTGGCCCTTTCCAACCCGGCCGAGTTCATCGTCATCGAAATCGGTCAGTTCAGCGGTGGCTCCACCGCCGACGAGACCAACTCCTGAGAGGTACACAGATGGCTACCGTTTCGCCGTCCGTCGGCCACATCGCCGGGGACCCGTTGAGGAACTTCAAGTTCCAGGTGCAGATCCAGCACCCGGACATCAAGGGCTTTGCCCGCATGGGGTTCATGTCGGTTTCCGGCCTGAACGTCACGACCGAAGTCATTCCATACCGTGAGGGTGGAATGAACACGACTACTCAGAAGATGCCTGGGCAGAGCGACTTCGCCCCGATCACACTGTCCAAGGGTCTCGCCGTCGGCGATTCCCAGATGATGGCCTGGATGAAGCAGTTGTTCACCGTCATCCAGGGCACCGGCAATGGAAAGGCCGGACGAGAGTTCCGTCACATGGTCGACATCAAGGTGCTCGACCACCCGGTAACGTCCGGGAACGCCCCGGCCAAGGCTGCGTTCCGTATCTACAACGCGTGGCCCACGGCGGTTGCTTTCTCGGACCTGGACGCGGGCGCCAACGCAATCGTTGTCCAGCAGATGACCCTTGCCCATGAGGGCTTCGAGTTCAAGCTGGCTAACAGCGTCGGGTCTTCCTCGGTTAGTTTCTAAGAGCCGAAAACCGACACTCGACTAGGAGCACTAGACGTGGCAAACGACCTTCATACGGGCGGATTCAGCAGCCCGCTTGCGAATCCTGGTGCAGCCAACGCGGCCATCAACGCCGCGCTGGGCCAGGCCGCCCTACAGGTCGCCAAGCCCGAGATCGCTCTCCCGGCAGGTGGCGCGTTCACCCTGCCGGGAGGCTACGTCTCGGGGAGCGATTTCGCCTCCGTGCGCTATGACGCGGACGTGCGGGAACTTACCGGCGCGGACGAGGAAGCCATCACCAAGGCGCGCAACTCCGGCATCGGGAAGTTCATCTCTACCCTGCTCCTGCGCGGCACCGTCTCCGTGGGCGACGAGAACTCCAGCCCCGCCCTGATGGGCAACCTCCTGCTCGGCGACCGGGACATGCTGCTGCTGGAGATCCGGCGCGCTACCTACGGCGACGAGGTCGTCTGGGACCAGTTCTCGTGCCCGTACTGCGGCGAGGACTTCCGGCTCTCGATCACGCTCGACGAGATCCCCATCCGGCGGATGGACGACCCCTCGAAGCGCATCTACGAGGTCGAACTCCGCAAGGGCCGAAAGGCGTTCGTCCGGCTCCCCGTCGGTGCGGACCAGGAGGCACTTCTGGCCATCGCCGAGAAGACCAACGCTTCCGAGCAGAACTCCCTTCTGCTCTCCCGATGCCTGATCTCCGTAGTGGAGGCGGATGGCACCGAGAACGCCGTTACCGGAAATGCCGAATTCGCCCGATCTCTCGGCATCGTTGACCGGAAGGCGATCCTCGACTCGCTTGAGGAAAACCAGCCCGGCCCTCAGTACAATGACATCAAGTTCATGCACGAATCGTGCGGGAAGGAGGTCCCCCTCTTCATCAGTGCGGGGGACCTGTTTCAGGGCCTGTAATTACCCCGACACCTACTTCGAATACGAGCAACTAGTCGAGCTGAGCCCGTCATGGTCCCTCAGTGAAATTCGCCAGTTGACCGTGCGCGAACGAATTCACTGGGTTCGGTGGTTCATGGCGCAGCGACAAAGGCGAATTGCTGAGGCGGAGAATGGCTAGCAACACGACTTCAGGGGCGGGACAGCTGCTTGGGTGGAGAGACGCCCAGGCGGCTATCTCGTCCCTGGCTCGTACCATCAGAGAACTTGACCAGGGCCTTCAGGGCGTCCGCTCCGGCGTCAGCGGGATTTCCCGGGCGCGCGGTA